GAAAAAATAATCGAAATGATTACAAAAATGTTATAGTTGATCTTTTAATTATTAACCATGAAAAATGGATTTTAAAAAACGGTGAAGAATATAAAATATTCAAGGATTAATTTTGAAAAAAAATAAAACATATTATATGTCTTTTTCTCAATCATTAAATTTAAATGATGGAGGATGTTTATATAAATGGAAATTAAGAAGAATAGATGAAATTAAAATTTCTTTACCATCTATATTTACTACCTTTGGTACTGCTATTCATGAAACTTTACAAGAATGAATAGAAATAATTTATGATAAAAGTAAAAAATTAGCATTAAATGAAAATTTACATATTAATTTTGAAAATAAATTATTAGAAGTATATAAACAAGAAAAAGAAACTTATGGACAAAATTTTATTACTATTGATGATGTAAAAGAAGTAATAGATGATTCAAAAAATATATTAATTGATTTTAAGAAAAAATGGTTTGAATATTTTAATGTTAGAGATTGGGAATTAGTAGGAATTGAAGTTCCAGTTAATACATTAATATTTGATGAAATTAAAAATTTAAGATTTTTTGGAAAATTAGATATAGTTATGTATAATAAAAAAACCGATGAATATTATATTATTGATTTAAAAACTTCATATAGAGGTTGGAGTAAGAAGAAAAAACAAGAAAGCAAGGATCAGTTATTATATTATAAAAAATATTATGCTAAGCAAAATAATATAGATGAAAATAAAATTATTCCTATGTTTATTATATTAAAAAGAAAATCTTTTGGTGAAGAAAAATTAGAATTTAAAGTAAATAGAGTTTCAAAATTTATTCCCTCTTCAAAAAGAGCAATGAAAGAATCTATTGAAAATTTTCATAAAAAAATAAAAAAAGTTTTTATATTTAAAGATAATGAAGCATTTATAAATATAAATAAACAATTTGTTCTTAATCCAAGTAAAGAAAATTGTAAATATTGTCCATATAAAAATACAAAATATTGTAAAGAAGGAAAATAAAATGAAAATTAATAAAAAAAATAATGAAAATTTTACAGTTGTTAATACGGATAAGTATTTAAGTATGAAAGAAAAAATAGAAAGATTTGAAAGAATAAAATATGATATTTTTTGTTTAGATACTTCAGATAAATATTATTTAAAAAAAGTAAAAAATTTATTAACAAATGTAAAATAAATGAAAGAAAAAAATGTCTATAACAAAAAATGAATTAAATAGTTATTTTGATTTTCAAGAAAAATATTTTGCATTTCTTCATAATAAACTTGGTAAACTTTTTAGAGGAGAAGCAAGAAAAGCAAATGGTATGATAAAAATTGGTGGTTATCATAATGAATGGGAATATTTAAGTTCTATAGAAGAAACTTATAAATTTAGAAATATTGCTTTACAATGTATGAAAGAAAAAGAAATTTTTTTAAAAATAAGATATGGGTCAACATATATAAAAACAAAAACAAATAATTCTATTTTTCCAAAAATGAAAATCATTAAATACTTATCAGGAAAAAAATATAATAGTTTATCTATTGGTAATAATATTTATATTTGGGAAGTAAATAATGTAGAAGAAATATATAAACGAATAAAGTAAAAAAATTATGAATAAATATATAAAAAAAATATTTAAAAAAATGTGTAAATATTCTAATTTAAATTATAGAAAAATAAATTTTTATGAATTAGGATGATATAAAAATTATTCATGAACTGAAGATCAAAAAAATAAATTTGAAAATTGGTTTTATAAATTTTTAAAAAGAAATAAAAATGCTAGAAAAAATTTAATGTTTATATCTATAAAAAAAGATAGTTTTATTAAAAATTATATAAATACTTTTCCAATTAAATTTAAGGTAAATAATAATAATGAAAATCGGAATAACTGGTTCTTTAAATTTTGAAGAAAAAAATAAATTAAAAGAAATAATATTTGAATTAAAAAATAAATTTAAAAATAATTTATTAATTGCTACAAGATCAAATAAATTTGGTGTAGAAAAACATACAAAACAAATATGTAAATGGGAATTTAATATTCCTTATACTGAATTTCCCCCTTATTTTATGGAATGAAATCCAGATTGTGAATTAAATGGTACAATAAAATATATATATAATCAAAATTATCATCCAAAATATTTGCATATGAGGGATAATTCTTTTATTAATTTTTGTGATATTATTTTAGTCTTTATAGATGAAACTGATAAAAATATTAAAAAATTTATTAAAAAATTAGAGAAAAAAAATAAAAAATATATTAAGGTTTTTTAAAAAGTTATAATATTTATTTTTGAAAAGGAAAATATAATAATTTATTAAAAGGAAATGAATATGAAAAATAAGGAAATAAATAATAATAAAATTAAAAAAATCCTTATAATGGGGGATGATCCAATTGTTCCTACTGGTGTTGGAAATCAATTAAGATATTTAGGTAAAGGACTAATTCAAAAAGGATATGAAATAATTGTATTAGGGGGATTAAGAAAAAGATTACCAAATGATAAAAATCCGAGATTAATTGATGGGATGAAAGTATATCCAGTAGAAGGATATGGAGATCAAACTATTTTAAGAAATTTATTAACAATTGAACAACCAGATGCAATTATTTGTATAACAGATCCTCGATATTGAATATGAGTATGAATGATGGAAGATGAAATAAGAAGTCAAATTCCTATCTGTTATTGAAATTTATGAGATGATTCTCCTTTCCCTCCAACTCATTATAATAAAACATATTATCAATCTTGTGATGCAATGATACAAATAAGTAAACAGACAAATATTTTTATAAATAATGTATTTAAAAATGATAATAATGTTAAATTAATAGAAACAAATGCATATAAAAATGTAATTAATTCTGCACATAAAAAGGCTGGAATGCAAATTTATGGAGATAAAAATGAATAATAAACCACAAAAAATAATAGTTGATTATATTCCACACGGTATTGATTTTACTATTTTCAAACCTATTGATAAAACAAATAAAAAATATAAAAAATTTATTGATGAATTTTATAAATCTCAATATAATAATTATAATTTTATTCTTTTTTATAATAATAGAAATATAAAAAGAAAAATGCCAGGGGATGTAATATTATCATATGCTACTTTTGTTAGAAAATTATCAAAAGAAAAAAGAAATAAAATTTTACTTGTTATGCATACTCATATAGTAGATGAAGCCGGGACCGATTTAAAAGCAGTATATAATGATTTATTTTCTGATGTAAATATTTTATTTTCTAATAGAAAATATGAAGAAGAATTTTTAAATTTTATTTATAATTCTGTAGATGTTACAATTAATTTAGCAAATAATGAAGGATATGGATTAGCAACTGCAGAATCATTAATGACTGGGACTCCTATTATTGCAACTGTTACTGGTGGGTTGCAAGATCAAATGGGATTTGAAGGAGTATTAAATCAAGAATTTTTTAATGAAGATAAAAAACCTCTTTGTGGAAATTGAGCATATCCTGTATATCCATCCGCAAGATGTTTACAAGGTTCCCCTCCAACTCCTTATATATTTGCAGATTATATTAACTATAATGATGCTGCTGAAGGAATTAATTATTGATATAATTTAAAAAATAAAAATATTGATAAATTTAATACTTATGGAATGAATGGACGAAAATATTTAATAGAAAATGGTCATACTTTTAATAATATGATAAATTCTTTTGATAATATATTAAATTTAATTTCTAAAGAATGAAAACCGAGACAACGAATTTATATTGAAAAATGTTAAAAAAAAAATAAAACTATTTGTATTTAAAAAAGAAATTTAATAAATTATATTTAAAATAAATTAAGGAGGTTTTATATGAAAATGAAATGTAAAGATCATCCAAAATATAAAGGTACTACAAAGCCTAATAGAGATTGTCAAAAATGTTGGAAAATGTATGAAAAGAAAAATCCAAATGGAGATACTTATCAAAATTGGATGCATAAGTGCAAAATTCATAAGAAATATACAGCGAAACATAAACCTAACAATGAATGTCAAGGATGTTGGGATTATTATAATTGGAAACATAATACACATATTAGTTTAACCCAAATTAAATATAATAAAAATAAAAAAAATAAAAGAAAATTAAAAAAAGAAAATTATAACATTTATAAAAAATTATCAAAATTACTTAAAAAAAATTTTATAAAAAAGGATGCTTATTATCATGATTATAAACAAAATTATGATAAAGAAAAAAATCCTTATCAATATATATTAACTACAGCAGTAATAAATTTTGATTTTTTTCATAATATATCAAAATATAAATTATTTAAATTTTTTGATGAAATACATAAAATGAATGATAAAATATTAGGAGAAAATTGGTTAGATATTTTAAAAATTAATGTTGATAAATCTAAATATGAATCATTATATAATGAATATATTTCTGAACCTCATACATTTTCAAGTTATGCTTTAGAAGAATATAAAAAGTTTATTGAAACAAAATATTTTGAAAATAAACATTTTAATTTTGATAATTATAACTTGGAGATTTTGTAATGCCAAAAAAATTAAGCAAAATAGCACAAAATACAGATGCTAAAAGAAAAAGTAAAAGTAAAGTTATACAATTAAAATTAGATAAAATGGGTAAAAAGAAACCTAAACGATGAGATCATTGAAATGTTTGATTTATGTTTACAGTTCAATCTCAAACAATTCCTGGAAAAACATATGATGTAATAATCCAAACAATTGAAGATATTGGAATTACAAAAGAAAATTGAAATCAATTAGCAACTGGAAATATTCCAATGATTGTAACTTGTACATGTCCGGATTTTAAATATCGGTGAGAAGTTGCAAATCAAAGAAAAGGAAATAGTATGTTATTACAAAGTAATGGAAATTTACCAGTAATAACAAATCCAAAAATGAAACAATGAATGTGTAAACATGCTTTAGCAGCATATGATAGATTAAAAACGTTAGTTAGAAATACTTCATTAAATGATATTACTGATATTCAAACTAAAAATTATTATGATTAAAAACTAAAAAGAGGTATAAATGAAAAAAATAAAATTAGTAATTTGTGCACCATATCCTTCACGAAGTGGTTATGGTTCTCATGCAAGAGATATTATTACATCTATATTTAAAATGAATAAATATAATATTTCATTAATTCCATTAAATTGAGGCAATACTCCACAAAATGCTTTAAATGAAAATAATAAATGACATAAATTAATGTTAGAAAAAACAATTAATGGTCCTTTAAAAGAACAGCCAGATATTTTTGTTCATATTACAATTCCTAATGAATTCCAACCAATAGGAAAAAAGAATATTGGTATTACTGCTGGAATTGAAACTGATAGAGTTTCTCCTAATTGAGTTGAACAATGTAATAAAATGGATTTAGTAATTATCCCTTCTTATCATTCTAAAAATAATATTGAACATAGTGTTTATCAATATAAAAATAATAATGGACAAGTAGTTGGAGAATTAAAAAATACTACTGATTTAGAAGTATTATTTGAAGGTATTGATACTGAATTATATAAAGAAAATGAAAATATTAAAATAGATAATAGTCATCCATTATTTGAATTACAAAATATTCCAGAAGATTTTTGTTTTCTTTCAGTTGGTCAATGACAAATAAAAGGTAATTTTAGAGATGATAGAAAAGATATTGATGGTACAATATATAATTTTTTAAATGCTTTTCATTATCAAAAAAATAAAGTTGCTTTAATTTTAAAAACATCTGGAGCAGGATTTAGTTTATTAGATAAACAGGCTATTTTATCAAGAATAAATGAAATTAGAAATAAATTACCAGATAAAGATAAACAACCCAATATTTATTTAATTCATGGAAATTTAACTGATAATGAAATGAATGATTTATATAATTTAAATAAAATAAAAGCGATGATTTCTACTACTCACGGAGAAGGATATGGTAGACCCTTTGCTGAATTTTTAGCAGCAACAGGTAAACCAGTATATGTAACTGGATGAAGTGGACATACTGATTTTATTACAAATGAAGAATTTTTATTTAATTATGAATTAAAACCAATTCCACAATCAATGGAATGAAAAAATATATTAGAAAAAGGAAGTCAATGAGCATATGTCAATGATTCTGATGTTCAAATAAAATTAAAACAGTGTATTCATAATTATAAAGATATGTTAAAGAAATCAAAATTATTAGCAAATACTTTAATAAAAGAAAAATCTTTAGATAAAATGACTGAAAAGTTTGATGAAATATTAGAACAATATAAACCAGCAATTCAACAAAATATTGTAATGCCCGGGTCTATTGATATTAGTAAATTAAGAAAAATAAGTGAAAATTAAAAATATGGATAAATTATATAAAAAAATAGTTTTAGATGAATATCGCTATGGTAAGATAAGATTTTCATTTGAAGTTATATCAGATACATTATCAATATTACAAAAAGAATTTTTTTCAAAATTTTTTATAACTAAAGTAAAGATATTTGAATATTCTTCTTATATTGAATATGAAGGATTTCATCCGGACTTTATTCCTTATTATACTGATAAAATAAATGAATATAAAATCGATGTTATACGAAAAGAAGGGAAAAAAGATATTTTTAAAGTATCAAAAATAATATATGAAAAAGAAGAGGAAAATAATGAATAAAGAACAACCATATTTATCATTTAATATGATAGTACAAAATGAAGCAAAAAGAATAGAACCTACATTAAAATGTATAAAAGATATTGCTGATGAAATTGTTATTATTGATGGTGGTTCAAAAGATAATACTGTTTCATTATGTAAAAAATATACAGATAAAGTTTATTATAATAATTTTAGTGGAGATTTTGCTTTTCAGAAAAATTTTGCAAATTTTAAATGTTCTGGAAGATGAATTTTTAATATAGATGCCGATGAAACATTAAATCCACAATTAATAAAAGATTTAAAAGATTTATTAAAAGTTAATGAAAATATTGATATATTTTATTTAGCGAGATTAAATAAAATTCAAAATTTAGATATGAAATATGCCCAAAAATGAAGATGAACTATTGATAAAGAAAATAGAATTAACTGACCCGATTGACAAGGCAGAGTTTATAAAAGATCCGGTAATTTAATGTGAGATGGAAAAGTTCATGAAAGAATAGTTGGATATAATAATTATGCAGTATTACCAGAAAAATATTTTTTAATTCATGAAAAAACAATGGATAAACAAATAGAACAAAATTTATATTATGAAAAAATTCAACAAAGAAGAAATATTTAAAAATCAAATAAATAAAAAAGAAGATAAAACAACCATTTCAAAAAAATTTAAAGAAGATATAATAGATTTTTTTTATAAAAATAAAAATATTTCTACAAAAAGAATTTTAGAAATTGGTTGTTATGCTGGTTATACTACAAGAATTTTTAGTTATATATTTGATGAAGTAATAGCTTTTGATAATAGAGAAAAAGTATTAAAAATAGCAAGAGAATTTAATAAAGATAGAAAAAATATAAAATTTCAAAATTTTAGTTCATATAATAAAAAAGGATGAAATTTTCCTATTTGTGATGTATTTTTTATTGATTGTATGCATGAATATAATAAAGTAAAATCGGATATTAATAATTGTATTAAAAATAATCCAAATGGCATTATTATATTCGATGATTATGGATTAATAAAATCAGTTAAAAAAGCAGTTGATAAATTTATTGAAGAAAAAAAGATTGAAGTTATAAAAAAAATAGGGGAAGAAAAAGGAACAAAATTTAAAGGTACAAGAGATAAAATTTTAAAAGATTATGAAGGTATTATTTGTAAAATAAGGAATATATAAAATATAAATGATAGATTCTATTCAAATTATTTGTGAACGACATAGCGGTAGTAATTGATTTGTTAAATTATTAAATCATTCATTTAATAATAAAATACAAATTAATGATTTAGAAAAACATTGATTTTTAAATGAATATAAACTAAATCATTTTTTAGAAACCAGTTCTGCTCCATTAAAAAAGATGAAAAATAATTGTATAAAAAGAAATATTAGTTTTAATAATTTTAATGATATTACTAAAAATAATATATTAGTTATAATTATTGTTAGAGATGTTTATGATTGAATATTAGGAATGAAAAAAGATCCTCACCATTTTTCAAATAAACAAGAAATAATTAATATGTCTATATCTAATTTTATTAAAATGAAATGAAATAATAATAGAGATATAACACCATATTCTATACTTGTTAATAACGTAGTTGATTTAAGAACAAAGAAATATATTAATTGATTTAAATATATACCTCAATTTTGTAAAAATGTAGAGATTTTTAAATATGAAGATATTTTATTAAATTATAAAGCAATAATAAAGTATTTATGTGAACAATATAATTTTAAATTAGAAAATGATATTAAAAATCAAAATCAATCATTAACTCAAAATAAAATAGATAATTCTTTATATTTTAATAAAAAATTAATAGATAAATTTTATTCAAAAAAAGACTTGTATTTTATAAAAAAATTTATTAAATTAGATATTGAAAAAGAATTAGGTTATTTATAAGAAAGAAAAATTATTATGATTTCAAAAATAGAATCATTTCATAAGGCTTATCAATATTATTTAAAAAATAATGATAAATTAATTAAAGAAATAAACAAACAAATTAAAAAAAAATCATCAAACGGAAATGTTAAATTAACATTTGAATTTGAAAATCAACTTGAACATAAAGATACCGTAATGTTAGATAAATATTATACCTCATTAGGTTATTTTATTAAATTTTTTAAAAAATCAATTATAATATATTGGGATAACTAAAAGGGAAATAATGCAATTAGTATCATTTATATTACCCACAAGAGATAATTTAGAATATTTAAAAATGGCATATAATTCTATTAGAAAGAATAATGGATATGAACATGAAATATGTATTGCTGATGATATGTCAAAAGATAATACATGAGAATGATTATTAGAACAAAAAAAATATGATAAAAATTTAAAAATATGAAAAAATGAAACTAATCAAAGATATGGTTTAACTATATTATATGATTTTTTAATTAATGAAATAGCAACAAATGAATTAGTGATTGCTTGTCATGCTGATATGTATTATGGTGAAAACTTTGTTAAAAATTTAGTAAAACATCATAAAGAAAATACCGTAGTTTGTGCTACAAGAATTGAACCAAATATACATCCTCCTGGTCACGAAAAATTAATAAGAGATTATGGTTTATATCCTCATAATTTTACAGAAGAAATATTTTTAAATGATTGTAAAAAATTACAAAAACAATATAAAGATAAAATAACAAATGGATTTTTTGCCCCTTGATTAATTTCAAAAACTGATTTTTTAGATATCGGTGGGCATGATCCATTATTCAGACCCCAATCAAGGGAAGATTCAGATTTAGGAAATAGATTGTTATTAAATAATAATAAATTAATTCAATCAAGAGATTCTTTTGTATATCATTTTACTTGTAGAGGTTCACGATTTAAAGATGGAATAGGTAAAAATAGTATTGAATGGCAGAAATCAAATTATAAAAACGAACGCAATTTTATTAGAAAATGAGGTTCAATGGTTTCTACTGATAAAAATTTATTGCCTATTGTAAAAAATAAATATAATATTCAATTAATAATAGATTGTAGAGATGATATAGATAAAATATCTTTTTCTGAATTATTAAGATTATCAGAACCTTTTGTTAATTCAATAACAATATATGATCCTCAATTATTATTTAAGAAAACAATTGAAAATTATATTCAAACTGAAAATTCAATTACTGATTATGATATTGAAAAAAAGATATTATATAATCCAATTGAAATAAATAAAATGGATATTGATTTTTTTACTCAGCCATTAATTTTAAGTAAAGATAATGGTAGAACTATTCAATTAATACATCAATTATTAGATCAAATTGAAGAAGAAGGAAAATATGATTATAATGATAATAAAATAGTTGTTAATAGATTATATAGAAAAAATCAATATCAAAATATTATAAATACAAATTCTTATAAAAATTATATGGAGAAATAATGTCATTTATAAAAAATAAAAATGAAGTATATGTTATTGCTGAAATAGGTCAAAATCATAATGGTGATATCAATATTGCTAAAAAATTAATTGATCAATTAGTAGTTTATCCATATGATGAAATAACTGGTAATAGATTAAATTGCGTTAATGGTATAAAATTATGTAAAAGAGACATGATAGAAGAATTATCAAACAAAGCATATAAAAAACCATATATTAATAATAATTCATTTGGTAAAACTTACGGAGAACATAGAAAATTTTTAGAATTATCATATAATGATCATTATAAATTAGGTAACTATATTAAAGAAAAAAATGTAGAATTTATTGATACATTATGTTCTATAAAAACAGTTCAACAATTAGCAAAACATGTAGATAAAATAAAAGTAGCATCAAGAGATTTAACAAATATTCCATTATTAAAAGAAATAGCAAAACATAAAAAAGATGTTATTTTATCTACTGGTTTAGGTGGGGAAGAAGAATTAAATAATGCTTTAGATGTATTAATTGCTGGTAAAACTAATCAGATTATTATACTACATTGTTTATCTCAATATCCATCAGAATATAAAAATATAAATTTAAAATCAATAGAATGATTATTAAAAAAATATGGAAGTTATTTTACTATTGGTTATTCAGATCATAGTTTAGGAAATCATATTGCTTTAGCAGCAGTTGCTTTAGGTGCAAATTATATTGAAAAACATGTTACTTTAGATAAAACTATGAAAGGAACAGACCATAAAGGTTCATTAGAACCACATGAATTTAAAGAATTAATGCATAATATTAGAACTTTTGAATTATCAAAAGGAAAATTAGAATTCAAAAAACATCCAAGTACAAAAAATAGTGAACAAAAATTATGTAGATCATTAGCATATAATAAAAATATAAAATCATATCAACCAATATATGAATGTGATTTACATATGATTAGTCCTGGTACTGGATTAACTTGAGAAGAAAGAAAATTAATTTTAGATAAATATTTGATAAAAGATGTAAAACAAAACGATTTAGTAAAATTAGAGGATTTTTTATAAAATGAGAAAATTATTCGTAGATATAGATGATACAATTTGTTATTATCCGCCTAATTGTAATTATAGTGATTATACAAAAGCATTACCTTATAAAAAAAGAATTGAATATATTAATAAATTATATGATGATGGATATGAAGTTACTTATTGAACTGCAAGAGGAGTAATTTCTGGTATTGATTGAGAAAAAGTTACTTTAGAACAATTTAAAAGATGAGGAGTTAAATTTCATCATTTAAGATTAGATAAACCAGTATATGATATGTTTATAGATGATAAAGTTATAAATGTTCATACATTTTTTGCTTTTAATGAAAAATAACCTTTGTTTTAAATATTAATTTTCATTATATTATATAGAATTATTAAAAGGAAAATATATGTCTAAAGAAACAGAAGATTGGTTTCAACAACAATTAAAAAAGGTTCCATTAAATATAAGAATTGAAACTATGTTATCTTTGGAACTTGAATTATTAAAAATAGATAATCCAATTGAAAAAGCAGAAAAATGGACTAAATATATATTAGAAGAAATTGATAAATATAATCAAGATAAATTTGATTTAGATATGGAAAAAGTAAGAAAAAAATTTCCTATTATTCCAGAATATGTTATAGAAACGGAAGAAAAAAATGAAGATAAATAATTGTAAAATTTGTGGTAAAAATCCAATAATGCTTGGTACACATGTTCAAAAAGTTAAAGGTTGTAGTGTTTTTTTATGGATAGTTGAATGTGATGGCGATACAGATGAAGAACCGGGATATTTAGAACATAGATTATCTGTATATGGTAAAGATAAAGAAGAAGCAATAAAAAGATGGAATGAAATTAATAATGATAATGAAGAACCGGTTAAAAATACTAAAAATATTAAAAATTTAAATGAAAATGTTCGAAAAAAAATAGTTCATACTGGTGGGAGACCTAACGGGAAACCACCACTTATTAAATCTGACGATTCTAAAAAAAAAGAAAAAATAAATTATAAAGGTTTTAAATATGTCATATTATGAAAAAATAAATGAAGCAATATTTTATTTTAAAAATAAAAATCCAAAATATGAAAAAATTATAGAGGAATTTAAAAAAATAGAATCTATGTGTAATAGAGAATTTGATACAGATAATGAAAGAGAATATTTATTATATAAAAAATTAGATGAGATTTTAAATGACAACAGATAAAGATTTTTTTAAAAATTTATTAAAAAAAATTCTATTAAAAACTAGAATAGAAGTATTGTTAGGTATGGAATTTCAATTACTCGGCGAAGAAAATTGGTTTGAACATGCAAAAGAAGTAACTGATTGGATATTTGAAAAAGAAATTCCACAATATATTCAAGATAAATTTGATTTAGATATGGAAAAAGTAGAAAATTTATCTAAAGATATAATTAAAAAACCATTAGATACTACTAAACATTTTTATATGAATGATGAATTATAAAGAATAAAAAGAATGAAAAAATTTTTAAAGAATTATGCTTGGGTGATATATTTAGGTTGATCATTATCTATATTAGATGCAAGTTTGCTAACTTTAAAATTTTAGTTAGTATTAATCCCTATGATCATATTAGTTGAATGGTTTAAAATTGATGAATAAAAATATAAAAGAAATATGCTTTATAGTACAAGCAAGATTAAATTCACAAAGAATTCCAAATAAAATGATAAAACCGTTTGGTAATTCTAACCTATTTGATATTCTATTAAAAAAATTAACATCTAATCAAAGTATTATACCAAGAAGTCAATTATATGTTTCAGTATATGAAAATGAATTAAAAAATATTGCTAAAAATTATAACGTAAATATTTTTAATCGTTCATGAGAATCCGCTAATAGGGACAATGGTATAAAAACTTTATTTGAATGATATGATAAATTACCTTATAAATATGTTATAATGATTAGTGCTTGCCATCCATTTTTAAAAATAAATACAATTAATAAATTTATTCAGTATTATATAGATTTAAATTTATCAGGATTTTTTGGAGTTACTGGACAAAGAAATTATTATTGAAATAATGATGGTCAATTATTAAATAAATGACCAGAAGAGCAAGATTTATTAAATACAAAAGCAGTCGAACCAACCTATGAAGCCGCCCATTGTTTATATGCAAGTAAAATGGAAAGTATTAAAAATGGACAATGAGTAGGAGATTGAAAAACTGGAAAAAATATTAATTTTTGTAATATTAATGAATTTGAAGCATTAGACATAGATTATCAATGACAATTTGATTTATATAATGAATATTTTAAGAAAATAGAAAATGAAATGTTACAGTAAAAAATATAAAGATGATAAAATAAAAAAATATGATATTACAAAAAACAAAAAATATTAGAAATAAAATAAATCAATTTGAATATCAATCAGAAAGAATTGATTATTTAAAAAATAAATATAAAAATAAAATATGTATTATAGTTGCTCCCGGTCCATCATTAAATAATTATGATAATAAAAAATTAAATGAAATATTAGATAATAATAAATATGCAGTAATGGCTATTAAACAAGCATTTAATTGAATTCCATTTAATACAGATTTTCATATTATGAATACTTGAAATTTTGATAAATATAAAGGATATACTTATCCATTAGATACAATAGTATTTTTTGGTTTATCAAAATCTTATATGAAAGAACAAGCAAAAAAAATAGGATTAAAACCAAGCAGATGTGATTTATGAATTCCAATAGTTAATCCTCCTTTTATTGATAGTTTTAATGCAATTCAAAATAAACAAAATTTTGATAAGTTTTTTGAAATAGGAACTAAATATGAAATGTATTGAGGAAAAAGTATAATATATGAACAAGCATTTCCCTTAGCAATTCATATGGGATGTAAAAAAATAATTACTATTGGATGAGATATAGGTAATCCAGATTTAGGAAAAAACCAAGGACATGCATATAATGATAAAGAAATAAAAACAATTCCTTCTGATAAAAATGATATAATTGAAGCAATTAATTCTACTTATGAATTATATAGTTGAATGAAAAAAAATAATATTGTTTTGAAAATTTTATCTAATATTAACCCAGCAGATAATAGATTTGAAAGATTGAATAGTATAGAAGATTTATAAAAAATGAAAGAACCCAACAAGAATTAAATAAATATGTAAGAGTAAAATATAATTCAGGTTGAAGTTGTCTTGGTTGTTGTTTTATGTTCGCTGATAGGTGTATCGCACCAGATAAATTTATTAAATTATGCAAAAAAAGTTATGTATAGAAAATAAAAAAGAATAAAAAATAAAAAAGAAGTAATAAATGAATAAAAATATAGTATTTATGATAAATGTAAATTTAGATAACCAAAGAAATTTACCATATCAATATTCAATTAAATCTTGAAAATATTGATGTGAATATAATAATTGTGAATTATTTATATTAGATAAACCTATTACAGATATAAATTATATGAAATTAACTTGACAACGTTATTATTTATTTGATATATTAAAAGCAAACGATATTGATTATTCTAATAATAAAATTTTAATGGTAGATGCAGATACTATAATTCATCCAAAATGTCCCAATTTTTTTAATTTAATAAAAGATGATGAATATGGAGCAATATTAAATGATGGATGTTATGAATGAGTAATAAGAAGTATTAAAGGATGAAAAAAATATATTTTTAAAGATGATAATTATGTATTGCCTTGAGAATATATTAATGGTGGATTTCAAATTGTTAATAAAAATCATGAAGAATTTTTTAATAAAGTAACAGAATTTTATAAAAATAATTATATTGAAATAAAACAAGCAACCGATAAAATAAAAGCAGGAACAGATCAAACTTGTATTAATTTTTTATTAAATAGATATAATATCAAAAAGAAATATTTACCTAATATATTTAATTTACAAGATATGTTTAGAAAAAATTTATTATATACTAATGGTTATTCGTGATGGGATGATAAATTTTTATATACTAAAGCGGGATGAATATATCATTTTAATGCAATACCAAATAATCATAATGCTGATAAAACTTTAAAATATATGAAAGAATGTTATGAACATTTATATAGAGGTCTATAAATAAAAAACCTTTTAAAATGATGAAGAAACAAAATAAAAATACTTTTGAAAATTTTTTTAAAAAACCAGAAAATAAAAAAACAGATGAAGAAAAAAAATTAGAATTTGATATATGAAAATATGAAATAGTAAAATATTGAAGAAATTATCATTTATCATTCAGGAAAAATAATTATGAATAATCAATTATTAACATTTCGACAATGAAAATCATTAATTAATCAAAATGATTTAAAAGCCATTTTTGATGACTTAAGAAAGAAAAGATATTTTAAATTAGATTATAATTTTGAAAATTATTTATATGATGTATATGTTAATTATATTGATGAAATAAAAAAGAAAGTATTTAAATAAATAATGAAATATAACATATTTACTTTGTTTGATTCTGGATATATTAAATTTGCAAGATTATTTTTTAATTCATTTTATAAAACAAATAATATAGATAATATAGAAAATATTTATGTTTATAATCCAACCTTAAAAGAAGAATATAAAAAATATTTGTCTAAATTTAAAAAAATAGTTTATATTAATGATTATGATAAGAAATCGGTTTTAAAAGAAAATAAATGAACAGAAAATATTATACAAAAAACTCATGTTTTAAAACAATTATTAGAAGAAAAAAATCCTTATCCTCTAATAATGATAGATATTGATTGTATGTTTTTAAGTGATATTAGTGATTTAATAGATAATAAATTTGATATGCAATTTTGTTGTAGAAAATGAAATAAACAAAAACCATTAATAGCAAGTTTTGTTATAATAAATAATAGTAATTTTTTAGATTTTTTAGAATTATGAATTAAAAAAATCGATGTTACAGAAGGAAAAATAAAAGAAACTCCTGCTATGTGTAAAATATATAAAGAAAATAAAGATAAATTTAATATTGGTTATATTAATTATAATATAGTTTCTGCAACAACGGATAAAGAAATAAATGATACAACCAGAATAATTCATTGCAAAGGCAGTGACCCAAAAAGAAATAGTCCAGAAACAAGATTAAAAAAATTACATAAAATTAAAAAGATTCCAAATATAAAAAAATTATCAGAAAAATATATTGAGGTTACTAAATGTATAGCGTCATAAGTGCTAATAGAAGTCCTAAAAAAGCAAATAAAAATTGAAGAATATTTGAACAAAAAAATTTAAAAAATTATTTTGGTTCTATTTTAAATGTAAATGGAGAAGATGGTTTTAGTGTAATAGAGGCATATAAAAAATATAAAAACACAATAAAATATATTAGATGATATCCTGATCCAGAAAAAATGAATGGTTCTGAATATAAAGGTATGTTAATTCAATCAAAACAAATTGGAAATATACCTTATATTACAAATTCACCAGAAGGATTTTTAACCGTACAAAATAAAGACGAAGCATTTAGAATATGAAAAGAAAATAATATTTATTGTCCTAATTATTTTGCATATAAAGATGAAAAAGATTTTTATATTCAAAATGAAAAATATAATATTAAGCCACCATTTTTATTAAGAGTAAATAATGGGGTTGGTGGCTATAATACTTTTATCGTTAGAGATAACAAATATTTATCAAAATCTTTAAAACAATTAGATAAAGAATTTAAAAATTATAATAAACCAAATCAAAGAATTAAAACTAAAAAATTATGTGTTCAATTAATTAATTCTATAGATAAAGAAAAGAATGTAAATGTATCATATAGAATACATGTTGCTGGAAATAAAGTAATTTCTGGTTATGCAAGAGTAGTTCCAAGTAAAGAATGATGTGCTATTACTGCTGGTAAATTTAATATAAATCAAATTGATAATTGAGTTTATTTTAATAAAAAATGTGAAAAATTAATATATGAGAAAGAAAAAGAAATTTGTAAAGCAGTTCGTGTATTAAAATTAAATCATCAAGGTGTAGATATATTAATTGATGAAAATAATAATATATGTTTTTTAGAAGTACAACCAACTTATTCTACTGGTTATCCAATAAAAATGGGTAAATATTGCCCACCATATTATAATCCATATGATAAAAATCTTGTTAATTTTCTTAAAGAAAATGAATATTGATTAAAAAAAGAAATACCAACATATTATAAAAATTGATTAAATAAAGATAATCATTTTAAACAAGTATATAAACATTTAAAGGAATATATTGATAATGTTTGGACCTAATACATATGTTAAAACTAAAGTAAATATAAAATATTCACATAGAGATGATAAATTTTTACAATTATATCAAAAGGTTTCAGAAAAATTTAAAAAAAAATTTAATTTAAATGATTATGAAATTATTTTTATTCCTGGAAGTGGAACTGTTGGAATGGAATCAATTATTTTTTCATTAAGAGGAAATATAAATGTAACTGGATACGATGGAGAATTTAAAGAAAGATGAAGACAATTAGTTAACTATTATTATAAAATTGGTTATGATAATAATCTTTATTGTAGATTAGAAACATCTAAAAGTAAATCCTTTTCTTTTCCTAAAAAAGGTGGAATAATTGATTGTATAAGTTCTTTTCCATTTTATGATATTGATAATGCAGATATATTTGTTACCAGCACAAATAAATTATTAGGTTCTTTAGTAGGATTATCTATTATTGGAATAAAAAAAGATTTTATTAAAAATTTAATTCCTTCATCTAATGTATCATATTTAAATTTAAATAGATATCTTAATTATAATTCAATAAATCAAACTCCAACAACTACTCCTACTTATATATTTGAACATCTTAATAAAATATTAGATAATTTTAATATAAAAAAATTAAAAAATAAAATTAAAAAAAATTGCCAATTAATATATAATACGATTAATAATGAAAAAGCATTTATTGGAGAAATAATTTGTCCAGTATTAACAATCAAAAAAGAATATATTAATAAACAATTAGCAAAAAAATGACAATTATATGGTATAAATAAAGATAGTGATTATTATCAAATTTTTACATATTCTTGTCCAGATAAATATTATAAACAATTTTGTAAGGAGATTTAATGACAACATTATTTTGTGATGTAGATAATACAATCAATAATCATTTTGAAAGAATTCAGCGATGAACTAAAAATGGTAAATGTAATTGAAAAAAAGCCTTTTCATATAAAGAAATTATGAAAGATAAAGTATTACCGGGTTCAATAGAAGTAATAGAAAAATTATCAACAAAATATAAAATTGTATTTTTAACAGCAAGAAATTTTGGTCATGCTTATAAAGTAACAAAAGATTGATTAGATGAAAAAGGTTTTATTTATGAAAAAATTATAGTAGTTAAAAATTCAAAAGAAAAAATAAAATATATTAAAAAAGAAAAAGATTGTTTACTTATAGATGATTTATCAAGAAAACACGAAACTAATCCGCCATATACTATTTTATATGATGATGTAATTGATAAATTAAATAGATTAAAAATCAATTATGAAATATTTGATGGGGATTGAAATAAAATATTAAAAAAATATCTTGTTTTTTAATAAAAAAATTTTTATATTATATATGTAAACAAAGTTAAAAAAAAGAAGTAAAAATGAATAAAATATTAAATTTTGTAAAAGTTAAAGAGACTGAATTTCAAAGATTTTATAAATTATCAGAACCTGTAGACAAAGTACCAAATAAAAATTATAATTGGGAAGAAGAAAAGAAATATAACCTTTTACGATTAAAAGATGAATTTAAAAAATATTATCCAGAATTGATTGAATATGTAGTTGTTTCCGATGCGCATACACATATAGAAAGATTAGTTTTTCTTGGAATACCAATTAATGAAGAAAAAACAGATTTTGGTTGTTTGTGTGGTTTTCAATTAGATGGTGATAATACAATGTTGATAGAAGGTGGAGATTTAAATAAAGTATATCCCGATAATTATTATTTACAAAGATTAGCAGAAGTAAATAATTATGAATTTGGATTTATTAAATAATTAAAAATAAAAAAATTAACATATGAAAAAAGAAAAAATATATTATTATAGATGTAAAAGATGTGGTAAAATTATATGATTTAATAAAAAACCAAAATTTGAAAAAAATTATACTTGTCAATCTATAATGTTTTCCAGAATGAATGGATTATGTGAAGGAGAATATGAATCTATAACAAAAGAGGAATATATTAATGAAACTAAAAAATAAATATGCAATTGGATGTCATATAATGTTTTATGAAATTGAAATGATTTCTGAATATATAAATTCATGTTTATTAATGGCTGAAAATGTAGAAAATAAAGAAAATTTATTATTTCATTTTACATTTAATAGATCAGAATATTTTGAAAAAATAGATTCTTCTAAAATTTCTAAACAGAATTTAATATCTAAATTTACTGATGAAATGATAAAAATTAAAAAAGCCGGATTTAAAGTTAAATATAATATTAAAACAAATGATTATCCAATCTATAATATACCTTCTTATAGAAGAGATTTAAATTATAACTATTGTTTAGATTATGATTATATTTTATGGGGCGAATCTGATTGTATGTGGGCTAAATCTACATTAGAAGATATTGAAAATATTAGTGAATATTGTAAACAACAAAAAATACCTAAACATGTAATAACATTCTCTTATAGAAAAATGTGGGATGATTCTTGGCTTCCTGTTGAACATATAAATTTTAAAAATGTTAAATTTCAAAGGGATGAAAAATGGCAAGCAACAGCAATAGAAAGTCCTAAATCATATATGGATTATGATACTATGAATAGAATAAATGAAGAAAGTAGAAAAGAACATGGTTTATTGATTAATATTTTAAAAGAACCTAAATTTGATGGATCCTGTCTTATTATTTCTTCTGAATTAATTAAATCTGGAATTAATATTCCTCATTCTTTATTATTATGTAGCGAGGATGAAAGTTTTTCTATGTTATGTAAAAAGATATTAGGAGATAATTTTAGACAAGTTGCTATCCAGAATGTGCTTCGGGTGCATAATCGACGACATCCAAAAAAACGGAATTATATTTTAAATGAAGAAAATCCTAAAGGTTTCTGTAATCTAAAGGGTCGTTGGTGGAAAGTATTAGAAGATATGAGTAAAGAAAATTCTTATAAATTATATCATCAATTTAAATTTAATACTTATGAAGATTTTAAAAAGGAATTAAATAAATAATGAACTATAAAATAACATTCTTTTCAGAAAACGGGTTTGAAGGAAAAGTACCAAGAAATCATCCTAATATGCGAACTGAATATGCTTGAATGTCATCATTAAATGCTGATCATTATAATATTTATAATATTCCCAAAAATCTAAATTATGATATTGGAATTATAATTTATCCTAAAAATGTAAAACAACAAATAAATTATAATAATTTATATAATAGTAGTAAAAAAATAGGAATTATGCAAGAAGGTCCTAATTGATATTGGGAATCATTAGAAATAAATGATCAAATTGAATATTATAATAGTTTATCTACAGTTGATTTTATTTTATGTCATAATGAAATAGATAAAAAATATTTTAAAGGATTATTGTTAGATAGTAAACCAGTATATATTTTACCTTCTTTAATTATTGAAAATTTAGTAAAAAATATAAATACAAAAAAAGAAAATAAAACAATTATAGGTGGAAATTTAACTGATTGATATGGTGGATTTCCTTCATATGTTGTTGCCAGTAATTTTGGGAATTTAATTTATGTCCCACAAATGGGTAGAATGAAAAAAGAAGAATTAAATATTAATGAAATAAATCATTTACCGTATATGAATTGAATTGAATGAATGAAAACGTTATCTATTTTTAAATTTGCAGTTCATATGATGCCCACAATAGCGGCTGGAACCTTCACATTAAATTGTGCCTATTTTGGAATTCCTTGTATAGGGTATTTTGAGTTAGACACTCAAAGATTATGTCATACAAATACCTCTGTAAATAAAAGTGATATAAAATCAGCAAGTGAAATAGCGATTAAATTAAAAAATGATGAAAATTTTTACAATGAATGTTCTAAAAATTGTAAAATAAATTTCGACAAATTTTATTCAGAAAAAGTATTTTTAGAAAAGATGACCAAAGTTTTTGATGAAATTTTAAAAAAATTTTAAAATAAAAAATATTTATATTTGAATATTATAATAAAAATAAACTTGGAGAATTTTTATGGCATTGTCAAAAGATGAAAAACAAGAAATTACAGATATAATTAATAATTGTACTAATTCTGATAATAAATATTTAGAACAATATATTGGTTTATTATCAAAATCTATTGAAACAAATTCTAATATTTTTCATGAAATGAAAATTGTTACTGAAGAAATAAAAAATATTTCAAAAGAAATATCAAATGGTATGACAACTATGTTAAAAGAAAATTCAATAAAAATTTCCCAAGTATATAAAGATATTTCAAGTAAAGAAGGATATTTACCTGGAATTTCTACAAAATTAAATTATTTTTGAATTCCAATGTTAGTATCTATTGTAGGTATAATATTTATGATGTTTAAATTAATATAATAAGTAGATAATTTTTTTTATAAAATATTTTTTATTATTTTATATTTAAATTTTTATTTTTTTTTCTTGTTTATTAACTCCTAATTTATTAAATTATATTACTTAAAAAATTAGGAATTTTATTTTGACAAAATATTTTATACCAACTAAAAATTTAATTTTTACTACTTTAACTGGTAGTAGATTATACGGTACAAATAATAAAGAATCTGATTATGATTATGTTTCAGTTTGTATTCCTCCAATTAAACAATATTTAAGTAATTTTGGATTTAATCAAACTCAAAATATTACTCCTACCTTAGATAATACTATTTATGATTTTAGAAAAGCAATTAAATTAATTATGGATAACAATCCAAATATGATTGAATTGTTATATATTCCGGGAGATAAAATTAAATTATGTACAAAATATTGGCAAAAAGTAATTGATAATAGAGATTTATTTTTATCTAAAAAAGCAAAGTTTTCATTTTCTGGATATGCTTTTGCACAATTAAAAAGATTAAAAAATCATAAAAAATGGTTAGATAATCCTCCAGTAAAACCAACAAGAAAACAATTTAATCTTCCAGATCATAAAAATATTAAAAAAGAACATGAAAAAGCAATGTTAGCATTACCTAATAATTATATTTCTGAAAATTTAAAAGAGTTAATTCAAAATGAAAGATTGTATAGAGATGCAATGAAAAAATGGTCTGATTATAAACAATGGATTGAAAACAGAAATCCAAAAAGAATTAAATTGGAAAAGAAAATTGGATATGATGCAAAACATGCAATGCATTTATATAGATTGATGTTAATGGCAACAGAAATTTTAGATTTAGGCAGAATTATTGTTGATAGAACACAAAATGGAACTGATAAAATATTAAAAGAAATTAGAAATTGTGAATGGTCATATGATAAATTAATTTTTAATGTAGAAAAATTGGAAAATCAAATTGAAGAATTATATCATGTTTCAGAATTACAACATAAACCGCAAATTAATAAAATTGATGAATTGATGATAGAAATTATTGAAGAATATGATAAGGATAATTATGATAATAAATAAAATAAAAATTAATAATATTACGTTTGTAATTCAATTATTTAAAACTATTGATAATAAAGATATTATAATTTGTGATTATCCTTCACGAAAATTTAATTAAAATTAACAAGAAGGAAATAAAAAATGTATAGTATAGCAAAATGTATTAAATCAAGATATAATGATGCATATTTAGATAAATGGTATATTATATCTAAAATTGGTGATAATTATTATTTTATTAATAATAAAGACAAATTAAAAAAATGTAATGAAATTCTTAAAGGATGGGACTGTGAAATAGTAAAATTAATTGAATATAATAATTATTATTTTGACTTAGATAATATTATTACTATTGGGGATTCAGTTTCTTCAATTGGAGAAACTGTTACCGGAAAATTTGTAGCATTTAAACCAAATCATAATTTTCCTTTTGGAATACAAGAAGGATTAAAAATAGTTTGGGTTAATAATATAAAAAAATTAAGTAATATAAAAAATATTAATTGATAATAAATGTGTTTTTGAAACACATCAAAAATTTAATTTAAATATAGATATTGATTTAGGAGATTAAATGATCGGAAGAAAAAATGATAATGGAAAAAGACAATGACATTTATTACCAATTGAACCAATAAATGAAATTATAAAAGTTTTAGAATTTGGTGCTAAAAAATATGAACCAGATAATTGAAAATTCGTTGAAAATAGAAAAATAAGATATTTTAATGCAGCAATGCGACATTTAACATTATGACAACAAGGATATATAAATGATGGAGATGAATCTGGAAATGAAAAAGAAGAATTAATTGAAAAAATGGATAAATCTGGCTTAAATCATTTAGCCCATGCGGCTTGTTGTTTATTGTTTTTATTACATGGAGATATGAATAAAGAAAGAGTAAAAATAAATAAAGATTAATTTTATTTTAATAATATTTAATAAAAAAGAGAATTAAAAAAATGCCATTGTTTGAATTTAGATGTAAAGCTTGTGGACATAAAGAAAATAGATTAATGAAAAATTATAAAATTAATTTAATAAAATGTCCAGTATGTAAAGGATTTATGACAAAACAATTTCCTTTACCTGCAAAACCTATTTTTAATGGTAATGGTTTTTATGAAACAGATTATAAAAAGAAAGGAAAATAAATAAATGGATGATGAAACTTTAAAAAAAGAACATAAATTTTTTGATTGATTTGGGGGAAGAAAATTCTTTTTAATATTAATGGTTTCTCTTTTTTATGCTATAGCATTTGGCATTACTTTTTTTACAAATAAACCAACATATTGAAATTATTTAGAACATTTTACCAGTTCTTATTTTTGGTTAATTTTTGGATATACAGGTATTAATATTAGTCAAAAAGGACTTAATAAAATAAAACCAAAAAATTATTAGAAATAAAAAAATGAAATATTATTTAATCCCAGTAGAAGAACATAATTTAAATATCATTTCAGAAAGATGATGTATTGGAGAAGATTCTTATAATAAATTTTATACCAAAGGTGCATGAAAAATATATAAAGAATTAAAAGATAAATCTACAGATAAAATAAATTTGTTTTCATATTATGAAGTTAAAAATCAATATGGAAAAAAGATAACATGAAAGTCATTTAATAAATTATTAGAAACAAAAAAAATATTAATAGATAAAGGATGGAGTTAATAATGCAAACACCAATAAATTTAAATAAAACAAATTGGATTCCTAATGGTAAAGTTGTAATAATAGATAATCAAAAAGTACAAAGAGGAGAACTTGTTAATTTAAAAAGAAGATTTGAAACTGATATTTGTAAACAAATGAATATAACTAAAAAACAATTACAAAAAAGAAAAAGAAATAATTTGGAATTTAAAGAAGAATATAATAAATTATTAAGCGAATTTTATAATAGTTTCAACCAATAATAAAAAAGGAAATAATATGGATATATTATTAGATATAGATGCAGTTTTAAGAAACTTTTTAGTTGGAGTATATAAAACATTAAAGAAATATTATCCAACAAAAATACCAGATAAACAACCAATAGTAACTGAATGAGATTTTACTAAATTTTATTCTCAAATAAAAAAGGAAGAAATTTATAAAATAATATTTGATAAAAAAGCAGAAGAAGTTTATTTACATAATGCTGAACCAATTCAATGAATGATTGATGCTATTAAAGATATTAGAAAATTATTAGATAAAAATAATTATATATTTTTAAGAACCCATCAACCAGAAAAAGCAATTATTCCTACAATTCAATTTGTACAAAAATATAAAATTGATAATGATGGAATATTTTTTTCAAATATTGATGTACCAAAAAATAAAATTTCTAATTCAATTTTAATTGATGATAAACCAGAAAATATAATTCATCATGGTTTAGATAAAAGTATTATAATGAATAGACCCTGGAATCAATCTTTTAATCGAGAAAGATATAGAATTTCAAATAAAGATGAATTATTGAAATCAATAAAAAATATTTTTTATGAAAAGGAATTTAATCATGCAAGGCGACTTTAAAACAATAATTAAAAGAACATACCAAAATAATTCAATTCCAATATATTTTGCAGAAGGTTATAATAAAACAAATAAAAATTTAATTTCAAAATTATTAAAAGAAGGTTATACAATATATGATCAATATGAAAAAAGTTTTGATGGATTTAATGAAAGAACTTATATTATGATTAAACAAAATGAAGATCATAATAATAAGAATATTGAAATTTTGAATGATTAAAAAAGGAGAATATTTATGAAATATGATGTATCAAATACTTGAAACGGAACAACCTATTGTACTAAAAATAAAGAAAAAAAATTTATAATTGTTAATTACAAAAAAATTGCATTTGGTAAATCAAAATTAACAGTATTTTTATCTGATAATAAAGGAGTAGTAATAGATTTTAATAATCCAATTAAAGAAATTATTTATCCTAATTATAATAAACAATATTTATATGATTATATTAAAGAAAATGAATATAAAGAAAAAAAGAAAAGAAGAAAAACAAATTCTAAAAAAAGTAAAGAAAATATTACAAATTTAGATGGAACAGATTATACTAAAATAACAGAAAATACTAATACTAATAAAGAAATAGAAAAAAATATTGAAAATGAGGAATTAAATGAATAGAAAAAAATATAGTGATTCTGATTTAGTTACATTATGGGATACTTTTAATTCATTAATTCATAAATATATAAAATCTGATAGAATAAAACAAATTGATATAATGTTAGATGATATTAATGAACAATTAACAATTAGTCCTGCTTCCACCAGATATCATGGAAATTATGAAGGTGGATTAATTGAACATTTAATTGATACTATTGGTGCTGCTTTATATATAAGAAACTTTTTTGTTAAAATGGATGTAGATGATAAAAGAATTCCTTCAATTGAATCTTGTATTTTTTGTGCTGCCTTTCACGATTTAGGAAAAATTGGAGATATAGGAAAAGAATATTATTTACCAGAAAAAAATGATTGGCAACAAAAAAATAGAAATAAATTTTTTGATGTATCTAAAAAAATGACAAATTTACATCATTCAGATGGAAGTTTATTTTTATTATCCAAATATAATATTTCAATAACAAGAGAAGAATGGCAAGCAATTATGACTCATGATGGAGCATATCATCCAAAAAATAGATGTTTTGAATATGAAAATAAAGTTGACTTTTTAGCAAAAATTATAAGAGAATCAGATATGTTAGCATATATTTTACAAGATATTAATCAATTTACTGATGAAGAATTAAGAAATTAATTAAAAAATTTCTTGTTTTTATGATAAATAATTATTAAATTATAAGGATATTTTATATGAGTGACAGGCTTAGTATAGTTGTTAAACATAACTATAAACGTGGGTTCAATTCCCACCACTCGTACTAATTAAAAAGAAAGAATAAACCTATGTATTATTGAATAACAACAGTAACAATTTTATCAATTATAATTATTTTGTTAATATTAAATATTATTAGAAAAAATTCAATAATTGCAAAAATAAAAGAAGAATATGATAAACAATTTACATTAGTTGAAAACATAGCACATTATTATAATCAAATGTTAAATAAAATGTTAACTTTAGATGAAATGAAAGCATATGAAACTAATGATGATTTAGGTATATTTTTTAAGTATGTTAAACAAAGTTTGTATGACATAAATGATTTATATAATAATGATAGTAGTAAATAAAGTTTTTATTTAAAAGAAGTTATAAAATGAAAATTATTATTAATAACAAAAATTTAAATAAGGACTTTAAATGCCATATTTTGGAAAAAAAGAAGAAGCAGCGGTAAGAGAATATTTAAAAGCAAAAACAAAAATAGAAAAAGATAAAATTTATAATGAAAAATTAGAAAAAGCATTTAATATATTAGTTGAAAGTATTATTGGTATTTTTGGAAAAAAATATCATATATTTGATACTGGTTTAGATTTTTATACTTTGAAATTAATGGGATTATCATATATTTTTCATAAACTTGATAAATTTGATCCTAATAGAGTTAATGATAAAGGGCAACCAATAAAAGCATATTCATTTTTTGGCACAATTTTAAGAAATTATTATTTAAAATTAAAACAAGATTTTGATTTAGAAAGACAAAGAAAATTAAATATTCATAATTTAGATTTAATGGAAAATTTTCAATCTTATTTATCATATGAAGAAGAACATATTCCACATGAAAAAATATTTTTACAAAAAATAATACTTTGATATGAATCCCATTTAGATTCATTATTTATAAAAAAAGATGATAAAAAAATTGCGTCTGCAGTAATACAAATAATGAAAAATGTGGATAATATTGAAAATTTTAATAAAAAATATTTGTATATTCAAATAAGAGAAATTACAAATATTGAATCTGTTCAAAAAATTACTCCAGTATTAAATAAAATGAAAGTATCATATAAACATCTTAGAAATAATTTTAATAATTATGGAGAAGTATTATCTGGTAGTCTTAGTATTTAAATTTTAGATTATATATAAATAATAAGTCCTATAATAAAATTATAGGACTTTTTTGTTTATGTAAGTAAGTTAGGAGGTTTATAAATTATATTTATCTATCATATTTCCATAATATCTATAAAAATCATGCAAACATAAACCAATACTCATAGAAGCATGAAATAAAATTAATGCTTCTATTGTATTTGTATCATTTAATTTTAATCTTTTATTTTCAACTATAGATTTTAATTTTTTCAATTCTTTATACTCTTCAATTTTATTTTTAATTATACTATTCATTTTACATTTCTTCATAAAAATTAAAATTCGGGAGAATATCAAAAATAACCTTTTTGATTCTCCAATTTTGATCAAAGAAATTAATTTCCCCTACATGATAGTTATATATAGCGGGCAAAATAATACAACTTGATCCAAACCAAAAGTAGTCATTCCCATGAATACCAGTCTGTACTTTGTCGGCCATACTGGCAATCAAATTTTCATTTTGATTGAATTTTTTTGTTTCATCCTGTGTTAATTTTCTTACTTTCATTTTTTCTCCTTTGTTTTCTTTATTTACATTATAAATATAATAAATAAAATTGTTATATCCAATAATTTTTTAATAAAAATTTCAAAAAAAATATTTTACAATAAAACTTTTTATTTAAATATTTATTAATGAAATAACTTTATTGGAGTAAACAAATGATATTAAATCAAGCCCAAAGATTAGGAGTTAAAACTGGAGATCAATTAGTATTTGAAGCAAAAGATATTGTAGGACATTCTATTGGTTTTTTTACAAATTCTAAATATAGTCATGTTGGAACTATAATTGTAATTGGAGGATTTGTTTTTGTTTTAGAGGCAGTACAAAATAATAAAGGAGGAGTAAGATTAATTTCTTTATGAGATTGTGTGGAAAATAGAAAAGTTTGATTATTAAAATTAAAAACTCCTTTATTAAAAGAACAACAATTGTTAAATGATTTAGATAAAATTACAGATAAAAAATATGCAAAGAAAAAAAATTTTTTAAAACATATTTTAATAAATGATAGAAAATATTCTAAAATTATTAAAAAAATATTTCCTTCGATTTCTATTAAAGAAAAATTAAATGAACATATTTGTTCTGGATTAAGTACATTTATTTATGAAAAATATCATACATTAAAAGAAATAAATTATGCTACTGTTGTTCCCGATGATTATGTTTTTAATCCAGATAAAAAATTAGATAATAATAGAAAATTAATTCAAAATTTATTTCAAAAAGAAATAATAAAATTAAAAGGAATTTAAAATGGAAGAAAATGAAAAAATTAAAATATTAGATAATCCTATTTTTAAAGATAAAAAAGTAAATGATTTATTACAAGAAATATATACATCAATAAAAGATGAACATGATGATATAAAAGATTTAATGAAAGATATTACTGATTTAATTGATAAAGATACTGATGAAGGTATGCTTGGATTTATTGGACCAGTATTAAAAGATTTATTAGATGTATCAGTAAAAAATAATGAACAATATATAAAATTAGCAGGTACAATACAAAGATTTTTATCATTAGATTATAAAAATGCTCAAAATAAAGGAACTTCTATAAATGATGAAGATTTTATTAGTTTAACAGAAGAAGAAAAAAATCAATTAAAAGATATAAAAAAAGCAAATCAATTAATAGATTTAAAAAGAAATGAAATTAAAAATAATTTATCTTTATTAAAAGCAGAATAAAAATGATTGAACAAGATAAAAAAATATTAGAAAATAGATTAAATAATTTAATTAATGAATATCAAACAGAAGTTAAAAATCTTAATGATTTACAATGAAAAATTTTAAGAAAAAGAAATGAAATTGAAACTATATGTAAAAAATTAGGATTAGAAATACAAGAAAATGAAAATAACAAACAATAAAAATTTTTATACTAATGCTAATGAATTTTTTAATAATTTAGAAAATTCAAATTTAACTAATTTACAATATTTTAATGCTAAAGTTATTAAATCTATAAAAGATAAATTACCAGGCACTATTGAATTCAGAATGTTAAATCAAGATAATTCTTCTATTTTAAATAATGAAAATTTATTTGTTGCATATCCATTAAATCCAAATAATTATACTATACCAGTTCCTAATCAAATTATAAAATTAATTGAAATACAAGGAATATATTATTATTTTGGTATAAATCAAATAACAGCAAATGAAAATGGAGATTTTGTTTTTGATTATGCAAATAATGATCAATTAGGAACAAATAATAAAATTAATAGTGATGATTATAAACAAATTTTTTCGGGTAATAAATCTCCTAATCAACAAGGTAATTATGATTTAGAAGATTTTATTAAAAAAGAAAATAAAATTCCTCCTATTAAAGAAAAAGTTGGAGATACTATTTTAAAAGGCATGCAAAATAATAATATAATTTTAAGTTATGATAAGAATGGTAACCCTTTTATTTCTTTTGTAATAAATCGAGAAGATGAAAATTTTAATGAAAATTCAAATAATATTAGTATTTATAGTAATCTTGATATTGATAGTAATTTTAATTATGCTGCTGATAAAAAAACTAATATTCCTAATAATGAAAAAAAAGGAACTTTAGGCTTAATTAATCTTGATAAACTTCGAATAAATGCTAAAAATGGGTCTATTATATTATCAGCCAACAATAGTTTTACCGTTACAACTAATAACAATGTGAACATTGATAATAAAACCAAGGTAAATATTAATTCACCAGAAATATACTTAGGTGAAAATGCAAAAGAACCTTTAGTATTAGGAAATGAATTAACATCATTATTAGAAAAATTAATTGATGAAATTAATAAATTAACAGTTTTAACTCCACAAGGACCAAGTTCTACTCCAGTTAATAAACCACAATTTTCAATTATAAAACAAAAGATTAAAAAAATATTAAGCAGACAAAATAAAACAAAATAGAGGATAAAATAATGAATCAAGAACAATTAAATATCATAGCAAAGTTAATAAAAAAATCTGTTTTAAAAGAAGTTAAAAAACAAATGAAAAAAGAAATTAGAGAAGAAATAAAATATGCTTTATCATTATTAAATGAAAATACTGGATTTAATAATATTAATAATACTACTTCTTCATCTAATCAAAATAATGAAAATAATAAATTAGATGAAAATACTAAAAGTAAATTAAGACAAAAATATATAAACGAATTAAATTTTAATGGTTCAAATAATATTCCAAATAATAATGTAACAATACAAGGACATAAAAATTCAATTGATCCAAATTCCGAACAAGGTAAACATTTAGTAGAAATACAACAAAAAGATTATAGTGCATTAATGAAAGCGATGAATAAATAATGTTAAATAAAAATAAATTAAAAAAATTATTTAAAACATATTTTACTGAATTTAGAAAAAATCCAGATAAAGCCGCTGCAGATATGGCTGATATAATTGATGATTATATAAAAGAAGCAATTGTTAAAAGCGAAGGAACTGTTGTTATTCCCACAGGCTTAATAAATGTAATTGGTTCTGCTGGAAGTTCAACAAATGTTCAACCAATTATTATAAAAAATATTAAAAATACAGGAAAATTACATTAAAATGCCAATTAGAAAACATTATACTGGAAGTTTAGATAATAATATACTAAATCAAAAAGAACTTAGAGAACAAGGTATAAGTATTGAATATCCTTTTGGAAAATCAAATAAACCATTTTCATATACATATAATACATTAGAAACAGCAAAAAGTAAAATAAAAATGTTATTTGATTCTAAAAAAGGTGAAAGATTGATGAATCCAGAAGTAGGAATGGCTTTAGATAAATATCAATTTGAACCTATTAATGAAGCAACTAAATTAGCAATAAAAAAAGAAATATCTGATAATATAAAAAAATATGTTCCTGAAGTTTTTATTATTAAAATGAATATTGATATAAATGATAATAATAAAGATAGAAATATTATTTCAGTTAGTATTCAATTTAGTTTAAAAAATGAAGTAAATATTTCTGATAATATTAATTTAGAAATTTAGATTATTTATTATTTACTTATTTTTTATTACTTACATAATTATTAATCATGTTTGTTCAATTTAATCGGCAAATTTCCATATATTTCCTTCCCATTCATTTTTATTATTTAGTGTATATACTACTCCATTATCGCCAAGTCCTAATATCCTGCCCTGTCATGTTTCGTTATTTTCAGTTACAATTATTTGCACTATCTTAGGTTGCCGTTGAATATTTGATGGAGACGAACTGCTTATTCTTTTTAGCAATATATCATACCACTCTTTTTCATAGTTTTTACTTTTACTATTGCACAATTCGTACAGGGCTTCTTCAATACTCCCATCTTTATGTGGGTATAAAAAACTTACTTTTTCATCATCATACATTTTTTACCTCTACTTTCTGAGCGCAGTCGCTCACGCAGCCATTATATCGTGGTTCATCTCTATTTTATCCATTCTTCTTTTTCTGCACATTTTGGACATATCCATACACCATCTTCATCTGGAGGGCAATATTTTATGTGATTTGTATAATGCCATCCTTCTGACTGTGCGTGTGCGTATGAAAAATATATTTCAACGTTCTCGTCTTCTTTTTTTATACAGTCTCGGCACGAACACTGTATCGTTTCTTTGTGGTTAGAAAAATTTATTATTGCTATTTTTTTCATTTTACAAATCCTCTTTATTTCTGTTTTAACGTCAAAAACGATATAATAACTGGATGGAGTCAGAACGGCTACAGCCATTGCTTTTTACCACCGATTTGTATTTTTACAGTTATTTATTGCTTCTTTTAGATCATCTGCTACTGCGGTACACTGTTTTCCATCTATTTCTATTACCACCATTTTTTCATCGTTCCAGTGATTATGTACTCTCATATTTGTTTTTTTTTTTTCGGATTATCATAGTTTGTTACTTCACATGTTATTTTTATCATTTTTATTCCTTTCGTGGTTATTTACCGCCGTCGCTCATCCTTGTTCATTAGCCGAACACCCTGACGCATTCTCATGCGTCAGTGTTTTGCTCCGGCTACGCAGACGTCCTGTCTGCTTGGTTTATTTGTTTATACTTGTTGTTATAATCAATACATACGTCAAGGCAATTTTTTCTACATATTGGGTCTTTATATGTATTTAGTTTTTCAAGATATTTTTTTCTTTCTTCCCTCATATTTTCAGATACTACTCCAATAGGCTTACATCCCTCTCGCATTTTAATTACACATGGATAATGATATTTTCCTTTAATTATAGTATCGTCTATCATTAACCCGCATTTGTGACTATCCATCTTTGTTATTCCACGTACATTCCTTCCAATTTTGAAATTATTTATTCTATACTTTAAAATTGGATGTTTATTTAATATTTTTTTATCAATATTTAGGTTTTTAAAAATTGAAAAATCATTCCATTGTGCTGCTGAAATTATACGTATATCAGAAACACCAAGATTGCTTGCAAACAATATAGAATCTTTCATTTCACTTGAATTTTGCTTGTCGAAAACCATTCCTACCGTTACATAAGTTAATTTTGACAATTCCCTTATATTAGACACAACCTTTTCCCAAGAACCAATTACGCCTCCAGACATCATATCCCCAATGGAAGAGCAGCAAGCATCAAGTGAAATTGAATAATCATTAACGCCAAGTTTAATCAAATCTTTGTATAATCCAATATCCGAATAACCATTGGTTGATATTGCAATATGTTCAATTTCAGAACAAACTTCTTTTGTGTATCTGATGATTTCTTTTATTCCTTTATGTACAGTTGGCTCGCCACCAGAAAACCTTACATTTTTCACATTTTGTAAAGCCCAAACATCAATAGACTTCTTTACTTCATTTAAAGGCATATCGCCTTTTTTACCATCAATATCAGTTCCCCTGCAATATGGGCAATTAAAATTACATCTTGAAGTAATAATCATTTCGTTGCGCCATAGCGGTGAGTTTACACATGCGTTTTTTGCCCTAAAATCTTCTAATGTGTAAAATCCTATATCTTCCAATTTCATTTTTTTCTCCTCTTCTGATTATTTATTCATCACATTTTCAACTGTTTGCGCGCCTGCTAATAATCACATGGAGACGAACACGCACCGTCATTATCTGGACTCGCTTTGGTTTAATATTAGATTTTTAGATATGATTAATTCTTGTCCACAATCACACTTAAATCGTGTTATATTGTTTGATTTTGACAAGGTGTTTTTCCAGGTCGTTTTACAATTTGGACATTGAAACTCACTCATATACCACACACTTACATTTTTATGCCATTTTACTATAGTTGATTTTGCTCTTTTTGTTGGTTTCCTCATAGTTTTCTCCTTTATTACTGGCTCGCCAAAGATAATAACTGTCTGCACCGCTAACGAGAGTACTCGTACGGTGAGACCTGTTCATTATATGGATGGCTTATTATATTTTCTAAACATCCATACTGCGTATGATGGTTGTACATCATACTCCAAGTCACCCTTATCGCCTATTTTTACATTTTTTGGTTTAGCCCACCCACAAAGCAACTCACTCTCTGTTATACCTTCACCATGTTTTACCCTTACGAAATAATCTGTTATTTCAGTTACTTCACAATTGTGTCTTACTTTTTTTATCATATTTTGCTCCTACGTTTGACGCCACCCTACAATCTCACATGGATCGAACCGCTAAAGCGGTTCTTTTTTGCGAGTTGTGGCAAATTTTGTTGTTTTTTCATCTTTATTATTCTTTCAGCGGTCGCTCATGCTTGTCATTAGGTGGACTTTATCACTCTTTCTTCTATTATGCGGATTTTATCACCTTCATTCAAAATTTCATTATACCTTATCTCAGCATCCTCTATTGATTCAAAAACCCCATCTTCAAAAGTCATCCATTTTTTCCACGTTGTATCTTCAAAAAATTCCAATCGCCACCTAATAACTTCATGGATTGAACTGCTATTCTCGTCGATATTTTTATTGTTTTTTTCTTTATCACACATTTTGATTATCTCCTATTTATTGTTTTCATTATCACCGCAGTCACTCATGACTGCACATTAGCCGAACTTATCTATATTTAATTCCAACCACATCCTATTATTTACATCTATTTTTTGTGCTATTTTGTTTGCCATATATTCTCTATTATTTTTCTTATCAATAGGTATTTCACATTCAAAGCATAATTCACGAAGCACCTTTTTGTCTAAACCTTGTAATACTTTACTCCATTTAGTATGGTTTATCTGTAATCGTCGGCTAATACTAGATGGACTCGAACTGCTATGTTGATTTTCTATGATCTTATCTTTACACAATTCTATACTTACATGATACCAGCATCCATCTTCCACACTATCCGTATTATATTTACAATCTTTATTTATGCATTTTTCATTACTCATTATCTACATCTCTTTCTACAACCGCAGTCGGTCATCTTTGTTCATTAGCCGAACAGTTCTTTTTCTATTGTTTTTATAAGTTTTTCAATTTTCGCATTGTGTTCATCCGCTCCGCAAGAACATTCATTTTCATCATAGTCGTCATTTGCACACCCATCTTCCGCTTTTGGGCAACTATACCACGAATCCACACAATAATAATGTTCCCGCTTTGCTAATTTTGCTATTTCTTTTATAGCATCTATTGTTTGTCGGCTAATAACTGGATGCAACGATCCACTTGATTTTAGTGTATTGATAGCATCATTCATCGCTTTTACATATCCGTGATTGTAGGATGATTCGTTTTTATTCGGCATTTCGTGTTCTATTTTTAGTTTTTTGAATTTTCCTATTATTTTTTCCATGTTATTATTTCCTCTCTTTCGTTACGTGGTCACTGATCCATGATGCATTGATAGTCACTATTCTTTCTCCCATTGAAGGCAACCAATTTCAGTTAATCTTAGATTTTCATCTGGAAACATAATGTCTATCTCTTTTCCGTGTTTATTACACATATTACCAATCTCTGCCATGCCAATCCACTCACGATATTTACAATTGCTACAAGAGTGACTTTCAATAGTCGCCTGCACCGAACAATCATCCGTGGTTATTATATCAGAAATTGCTGCTGTAAAATTTTCTTGTGTTATTACTTTTAATTTTCCTACCTCGGTTTCCGCTTCTAACGCATATTTTTCGAATAGTTCTTGTACATTCATATTTACCTCATTTTTTTTGTTTTCTTTCATCTTCAAATCTCTTTTTCAAATTTTAAATCTCCATGACATTTACAACAATAATATAACCTTGGATTTTTTTTCATTTTATTATGTTTTTTAATTGATAAGTAATGTTTTTGACAATTACATTTATAAACATATTTATAAACTCTTGTATCTGGAATATTTACTTTATCTTCTACTCTTTTAGGTGATGCTCCTAATTCAATCATTATCATTTGCCAGGTTCTTCCATGACTTAAATTATTATATAATTGTTTATCAACTGCATGGGCGATTTCATGTAAACAAGTATTTTTAAAAATTTCTGGATATTTTTTAACATACCATAAATTTATTTTGATAACAAAAGTTTCTTCAATATTATTAAAAATACATTTACCTAAAGATCTTCCTTTTAAATTGGTATCTAAATAAATTTTATTTGTATTAAATTTAGGAAAATGAGTTTTAGTTTTTTCTAAGTATTTTTGAAATGTTAAATGAACTTTAAATTTTTCTTCTGTTGTCATAATTTAAAACCTCCTTTTTAATTAACCTTATTTACATATATAATATAAGGAATAAATATATAATATCAAAGAACTTTTTAATAAAATTTTAATTTTTTTTCTTTCATGTTAAAAAACTATAAAAAAATATTTATAATTGAAATTAAAATAAAAGGAATTAATATATAATGAATAGTAAAAAGAATGTAAATTATTTAGGTAGAGATTATCAATCATTAAAATCAAATTTACAAACCTTTATAAAAAGTTATTATCCAAATCAATATCAAGATTTTTCAGAAGCATCTCCTGGTGAAATGATGATTGAATTAGCATCTTATGTTGGAGACGTTCTTGGTTTTCATATGGATAAAAATTTACAAGAATTATTTTCATCAAATCCTAAACAAAGAAGAAACGCTATTGAATTAGCAAAAAGATTAGGTTATAAACCTAAAGCGGCTGTCTCGTCAAATACAAATATTGATATTTATTTAACTGTTCCTGCTACTGGTAGTATAAATCAAAAAGTTCCTAATCCTAATTATTTACCAATTATTAAAAAAGAAACAAAATTAAGATCTAATACAAATCCTTCTGTAATATTTGAATTAGTAGAAGATTTAAATTTTAAAGTAGATTTAGGAGATTCAAAAATAGAAAAAACAATTGCAGAAGTTGATAATAATAATTTTCCAACAAAATTTTTATTAAAAAAATCTGTACCTGTTATATCCGGTGAAACTAAATCTTTTACAGTTTCTATAAATGAACCAGAAAAATATCTTTCAATTGAATTACCAAGTGATACAGTAAGTGAAATTATTGAAGTAAAAGATGCCGATGATAATATTTGATATGAAGTGGATTCATTAGCACAAGATACAATATTTTTTGATGAAGAAAATTTATTACAAAATGATCCAGAAAGTTCTAATGATACATCTACTGTACCATATAATTTAAAATTAAAAAGAGTACCAAAAAGATTTACAGTTAATATAAATGAAGATAATTTAACATATATTAATTTTGGTTCTGGTGTTTCAAATTCTAATGATGAAGAATTAATACCAAATCCATCTAATGTTGGTTCACCTATTTTAAATTCAAGTAATAAATATGATTATGCTTTAGATCCTGAAAATTTTTTAAAAACAAAAACCTTTGGAGAAGCACCAGGTAATACTACATTAACAATTAAATATAGAAATAGCGGAGGTATAAAAACTAATGTACCTGCTAATTCAATTAATACAGTAAATAATGCAGTATTTACATGACCAATAAATGAAAATTTATTAAATTCAAATACAATTTCAGAAATTAAATCCAGTATTGCTTGTGATAATCCACAACCAGCAACTGGGGGTAAAGGAATTCAAACAAATAAAGAAATTGTTGAAATGTCATTTGCTGAATTAAAATCTCAAAAAAGATGTATTACTAAAGAAGATTATATTGTAAGAACTTATTCATTACCTTCTAAATTTGGTAATATTGCAAAAGTATATATTGAAAAAGATGATATTGTAAAATCTCAATTATCAAATGAAACTCAAATAGCACAAGAAAATAATAATATTACAAGAAATCCATTTGGATTAAATTTATATGTATTAGCATACAATAACAATAATAATTTAATTAATGCTTCTACTGCATTAAAGAAAAATTTAAAAAATTATTTATCTCAGTATAGAATGTTAACCGATACAATAAATATATTAGATGGAAATATTATTAATATAAAAGTAAATTTTGAAATTATAGTTAATAAAAATAAAAATAAAAATGAAGTATTATTAAAATGTATTAAAAATTTACAAGATTATTTTAATATAAATAATTGAAATTTTAATCAACCAATTATATATTCTGATATTGCTAAAATATTAACAGATGTAAATGGAGTAAAATCAATACCTATTGATTATGATATTAATTCTAATATGAGAAGAGGTATTTGAATTGAATGTCAATATAGTGGAAATTATTCAAATAAATATGTAGATATAAATGCTTTAACAAAAAATGGAATTATTTATCCGCCTAAAGAAATTAGTATATTTGAGGTGAAATTTCCAAAAACTGATATTGTAGGATATGCTTTATAAAAACTTTATTTTATTTCTTTTAATATTTTTATTATGTCTTTATTAACATTATTTTTTTATGCTAATCTTTTCCCTCAATCAATTGCTTCTTGAGGGCAAGCTGCTATACATGCACCACAACTAACACATTCAGAATCGTCTATACATCCTGCTTTTCCATATAACATTTCAAGAGTATCTGTAGGACAAGTATCAATACAAATTTTACATCCATCGCATTTATCACGATCTACCACTATATTCATTGTATAATTTGACAAAATAATCCTCCTTTTTTTATTATTTTATTTCTTTCAATATTTTTGTTATATCTTTATCAACATTATCTTCAAATTGTTTAAAATATTTAATTACTATTTCATCAATGTTATTTTGAATTTCTTTTGCCATATTTGCTTGTTCTTGAAATTTATCTTTACCAAATTTTAAAGATTTTTTTATTTTTCAACCTCCAACATTTAAGTCAGAAGTAAATGATAAATTAACATGTATAGAATTATCTCCCACCAATACATCCGCTCTATTATATTTTAATCCCATATACTTATTATTATATCCAGATTTTGCTTCAAACATTTTTCTTTTTAATAAATTAATATCTAAATTATTTTTCATACTAAATTATCCTTTCAATAATAAATATTTTTTATTAATTTTTTAATTTTCTTCTTCTATATCATTTTCATTATTATCTATTTGTTTACTTTCAAATTCCATAAAAGACCAATTTTTTAATTTTAAAGGAATCATATTAAAAATATTTTCAATTCTTAATACTATACCTTCTGCTGGTACTTCAAAATTATTCATTTCACATTTAGAATCGTTTAAATTAAAATTATCATTTTTTTCTAATTTTTCAATAAATTTTAATGTCCAATTTTTATCATTAAAGTTTAAATTAAATAAATTTTTTATTTTTCCATAATAATATAAAGGAGTATATTTTAAACCATATTTATTACAAAAATTTTCAATTGCTGGTCTATTTAATTCAGTAACTAAACCATCTTCATTTGTAAATGTTATTTTATAAACATAAAATTCAGAAATTCCTGGTTCACATCCATAATGATAATTTTTTTGAATAAATTTATTATTAGATAAATATCCAACAATTTCTCCATATAAAGTAAATCCTTTTGGAATAATATTTTTTAATTTATCAGCCCAGAGTTGCCAAATATTTTCTGAATAATAAGAATTTTTATTAGGAAAAAATTTATTTTTTATAACTCGTCTGGATGAATATATACAATCATATTCTTTTTCTTGTATTTTAAAACCTAATTTTTTTAATATTTTTTCAAAAATATTTAATTTTCTTTTTACTAAAATATTACTAAACACTGCTGATGTATTGTGTATTAAAATGCCATTCGCAAAAAAATTATGAGTAGAATTTATTGTTAAATCATATCTATCTTGTTTTAATATTTTTTTGATTGATTTTATTTTTGAATATTTCATTTTATAAATCCTTTCATTTTATATATTAATATAACATTTTTTTAATAATAAACAATTATTTTTTACAATATTCTAATATTTTTTTGATTGTATCATTTTTATTATTTTTTAATTCATTTTCTCAAATAACTAATACTTCATAATTATTTTCTTTTGCAAAATTTATTTTTTGTTCATCTTTTTTTCATTTATTTTTTACTAATATCTCACCGTTCGAATTTGCTAATATTCTATCATTTGATTTATAAAATTTAGGATTGCCATGTCAATAATCGCCATTTATCTCAATTATTTTATTCGAATTTTTTAAAAGTATATCATATGCATAATATCTAGTTTTATTTCTTTTTATTTTAAATTCAATAAAAAATTCAATATTATTATTTTTTAAAATATTAAATACTTGTTTATTTAAATTACTAATTATTCCTTGTCCTCTTACTGAATAACCATGTTTTCAATATTCTTTACCATATCTAGTAATTAACGTATTAATAATTTTTTCTTTAACTTCTTTTCTTTGAAAAACTGTAGTTATTCCTTCTTCTTCTAATAGTCGTTTTTGTCATTTTATTCTTGAAGGATGATTTTTACAAAAATTATGTTCTGCTCCATATATTTTTAAATTAGTTTTTCTTATTCTTTGTTTTACTTTTTCATTATTTAATGATTTTTTTATTGAAATATCAATATTTAATTCATTGAATAATTTATAAAAATTAGCAATTGAAAATGTTGTATATTCCTTTTGTAATTCCAATAAACTTCCTTTTTCATTATATAATTTTTCTAATTTATTTTTATTTAAATTATTTTCTGTTAAAAAATTATATTTATTTTCACATCAAATATAATGTTTTTTTAATGCCGAAACAACTGGCTGTTTAATAAAAATTTTATTACAGTACTTACAAGTTGTTTTTGTACATTTAATTTTATATCTTCTTAAAATTGATTTAAAAAATGATTCATCAATTGGATATTTTTTTAATAAATTTTTTCATCCATTTTCATTATTTATTTCATTTTTTAATTTTTCAATTGATAAATTATATTTTTTAAAATATTGTTTTAAATTATTACAAAATTTAATTTGTTTTGAATTTATTAATCCATTTTTATTATAATGAGATGTTTTACAAAAATTACATATTTCATATTTCATATAATTAATTCCTTATAAAAAATAATAATTTCAACAATAAATATTTCTATAAAGAAAAAATTACATAGAATTGTGTAATTTTTTAATTAGTCAAATAATAAAACATCATCTACTTTCAAATCTTTTACTTCTCTATAACAATTTAAATCTGGTAACCATACAGGATTATTTGATGTTATCTTTATTTTTTTACCATTTTCTAATTCGATTTCATACCATTCACCATGATTTTTCTTGAAATAATAATTATCAATTGGAACAAAAATAATTTCATTAGTATTTACATCAAATGCTTTTATTCTACAATCTAATTTATTATCAACTATTTCTTTTATAGTTTTATTACCATATTCTAAAGTTTCTATAATTGTATCTTCAGAAACACAACCATGAATTTTTTTTGAGATAGATATTATAGATTCTGGTGTTAACAAATGTAAATTTCTTTTTAAATGTTTTGTATCTGGATGTAAATGAAATTGTCCTTCTATTAATTTAAAAATATTTTTAAATTTATTTTTTTGTTTTCCTTGTCCAGTACCACCAGTTTTATTTTGTTTTACAATATATTTTTCACATATTGGAATGCCATTTAATTCATCAAATTCATCACCTAATTTAGGTAAAGACTTTTCATTTGAAGCATAAATCAATGATTCGATTGGCATAAAAAGTCCTTCACTTTTATGTCCTTGAAATTTTTGTAGTCTTAGTCTTCCATTATCTTCAAAATAACCTTTTTTATTTACGTTAACATTCAATTTTTTATGTCTATATAAATTATTATTTGAAAGATAACTATTTGATAATTTACATTCTACTGGGAAAAATACCCCAATATCACCTATTTTTGCATTTTTTTGAACAATTACATGAGAACCTAAAACAATAGCGCCGGCTATATTATCACAATTTTCTAAAGGGATAATATTATCTATTTTTGCAATAGTAGCACAATAATTTGGATTTTTTAGTTTTTTTAATTTCATTTTATTTTTTTCTTTAACTATTTTATTTTTAATTTATAAAATAGGTAATAATTTAAGTATGCCTAACAACTGGACTTTCACCGGGGTTTTTCGAGGTTATTGGTTTGCATACAATACTACTAACCTTTTTTCTTATTATTACCTATTTTTATTTTCTAATTAATAATTTTATTCAAATCATTACTTAATTTTGAAGATTTTAAATCAATAATAAATGCATTTCTAAATTTATATTGTTCAGCAAAATCCATTTCCAATATATCTATTCTTCTTTTAAATCGTCTATTCATTAAATCTTTTATAATATAAACTCCATTTTTAACTCCAGCATTTAATAATAATACTTTATCTCCAAATTTAAAAGGTCCGCCATATCTTGAATGTAAATCTCTTGAAACGGCAATATATTTTAATTCATTAATTTTTTCTTTTATAATAAAAGTATTATCAGCAGTAATTAATGGTGAATTATCAGTTTGTGATTCTTCTGCATTATACATAGTTACAGTAACATAAAATGTATAACGAGCATCTGATATTGCTTCTAAAAAATGTTTGTATTCATTTATTTGTAAACTATCTTTTTTAATTTTATTTGATAAAATTGTGTTTACATTTAATATAGAATCAACCATAGCAGTTCTTTCATCTATTAAAATTTGTTGTCTTTTCAATACATCTCGTTGGATTCCTAAAAGTCCAATAATACAAATCATTAATATAAATATCACTGTTATTCCATATTTATTCAACCATTTTAACATATTAATTCTCCTCTTTCATTTTAATAAATTATAAATATATTTTTAATTAAAATTTATCCTCAAACTAAATCCTTTGGATTTGTTGATTGAACAGTTCTACTTTTGCAATATAAAACAAAAACATTATTTTCATTTACATTAATTATTACTCCTTTTTCACAATCTGGATGATTGGCATTTCTTTTTGCATGAGGTGGAATATATGTTACTGGATCAAGATAAACATATTTTATATTTTTTATTTCTTTTCCATCTATTATCATTTTGTTTCTCCTTTATATATTTTTGTTTTTATATTATCAATATCGAAACTTTCTGATACTGATGCAGAATGTAAATCATGTATTGCATCTTTATACCCGCGTACATATGATTCTATAATTAATTTAGTCATTTTATCTGATATTTGATTTGTATTTTTTAATTCTTCCATTTTTTCCTCCCTTTTATAAATTAATTAATTCAATTGGTTTACAATATTTAATTCCATCCCAACCAACAACATATGTTTTTCTAGCAAAATCAAAGCAAAATGTTCCAATTGCTTTATAATCTACTTCTTTTATTTTTTCAATTCATATTTTTTCTAATGCTGTCATTTTAACTCCTTTATTTAATTTTATTTAAAATCTTTCTGCCGCTTTCCTATTCAAGAAAAAATGAATTCCAGTTGAACATTCTTTAATATTTTCATCATAATCTTCTATGAAAACAGTTTTTCCAACTTCATATATAAAATTACTATCCCAATTTGATATTCCAGTTTTATATTGTTTTGTTTTTTCAATATTTTCAATTTTCAAAACTTTTGCTTTGTTAGTTCTACATTTATCATGATTTTCACTTTGAAAAGTTTGATTTTTATCTAATTGTAATTCCGCAATTAAATTATTTTTGAATTGTTATAAGCCCGAACTGTTGAACTGTCAAAAGCCTCAACTTTTGAATTATCAAAAACCAGAACTGTTGAATTATCAAAAGCCCGAACTTTTGAATTATCAAAAACCAGAACTGTTGAACTGTCAAAAGCCTCAATTTTTGAATTGTTATAAGCCCGAACTGTTGAACTGTCAAAAGCCTCAACTTTTGAATTATCACAGGCCCGAACTGTTGAATTATCATAAGCCCGAACTTTTGAATTATCAAAAACCAGAACTGTTGAATTATGATAAGCCTCAACTGTTGAATTATCACAGGCCCGAACTGTTGAATTATCATAAGCCCGAACTGTTGAACTGTCAAAAGCCTCAACTGTTGAATTTTCATAAACAATGAATTTTTTTATATCACCATAAAACAATATAATATAAGATTCCTTTTCTAAAATTTTAAAATACTGACTGTTTTCTACTGTAATGTTTAAATTCTCATTTTTGTAATTCATTTCTAACTCCTTTTTAATTATCTTATTTACATGTATAATATAAGGAAGTTTATAATAAAAAACAAGAACTTTTTATTAAAATTTTAATTTTATTCAAAATTTCTTTCAGCATCTTTTTGAATTTCTGCATCTATGTCTGAATATAAATCTTTATAATCATCTAAATGTTTTTCTGATTCTTCTATTTCGTTTTCAATTTGCAATAAATCTTTTTCCATTTGTTCTAATTCTTCAAAGGTTTCTACATGAAGAGGAAAATCTGTTACAAAATTTTCAAATAATTCAATTAATTCTTTTCTAAAATTATTTAAATCTTCTTTATTCATAAAATTCATTTCGCCTTCTAATTTCCAATCTTCTCCAAATATACCAACACTTGGATCTCCATAATGATAAATATTCCAGCCAGTTACTATAATTTCATTATCCATTTTAATTCTCCTTTTTAATTTATTAATTATATAATTGTGCTCTAAATCTTCTTGTCTCATTTGTATTGTTATGATATTTATCTTTACAATTATTTTTTCCTTTATTTGAACAAAATTGTGTTTGATATGATTTTTTTATAATTCTTTTACCGCACCAAGCACATTTAATAGTAGTTCCAATATTTGAATTTTTATTTTCTTTATATCTATTTAATGCTTTAATACATTTATTTTCATAATCATTATTAATATCATTAAAATAAGAATCAACTTCTCTATCCACATATCTTTCATTTAATGACATTGTTTCGTCAGACATTTTAATTCTCCTTTTTTAAATTTAAATCTTTAGCATCATAAACTATTTTTAAAGTTTTTCCATTATCTTGTATAAACATCTTTACATTTTTTACTGTATTTTGAGATTTTACAAATTCTCTACCATTAGGACCAATTATTTCAATTCGATTTATATCTTCTATTGGAAATTCAATATTTACTAATTTTTTTAATTCATCTATTTTCATAATTTACTCTATTTTATTTATTTTTTTATTAAAAATTCTTTCTTTATTTCTACTAATTCTACTGGATAACATACAAGAAGCAATTCCTCCTACTATAAAAAATAAAAAAATTAATATAATTATACTCCAAATTAAAATTTTTAAAAGTAACATAATTTTTTATTCTCCTTTATATAATTTCCAAGTACCAGTTTTTTTATTAATTCTTATAACCCCTCTCATAGTTTCATCATGTTTATCAGAATTAAATAATCCAGCAAATCTATTCCAAATAAAAATATAATCTTTAGATTCCATTGATTGCCCGCTCGCTTTACCATAGTAATATCCAGTTTCAATATTATAGTATTTTGAATCAATTGAATAAATTACACTATTTTTAACTAAAAATGGATGTTGAAATTGTTCAAATTCAACTTTTTCATTTCCTTCTTTATCAATAATAACCCAATGACTTGCAAGATGTGGTTTTTCTTTTGGATTTTTTGTGATGATGTTATCATAATAATCTTCAATATATTTTAAAAGTAAAAAATAATCATTTTTTAAATTTTCTATGGTTGATAAACCACCTAAACGATATAAAGTATATCTTAAAACTTTTCCATCTTTTACTAATACTTTATAATCATCTTGATTACCAATATTCCATTTTTTTCTATATTCTGATGAAATAATTGCTTCTTGTAATTCTAACATAATTTATTTCCTTTCTTTTAATAAATAAGAGCCTTTCGGCTCATTATTAAATTTAATTATTAGATAATTCGGAAATCATTAATCTTGTTAAACTTTGATTTAATAAATTGGCTCTTTTAATATCTGTTTTTGCAACTTTATTACTTAACCAATTTGTTAATACTGCCCAATATGCCCACAATTTTGTATAATCTTTAATTGTTTCTCTATACATTGTTTGATACTTTTCATAGGCTTCTGGTAAATTTAATACCAATCTACTACTAAATCCGGCTTTAATTAACATTTGCATAAACTTTTTTGTAATTTTTACTTCTTGGGATTTTTCAAATAATTCGCCAAACTTTTTTGTTTCCAATAATGTATCATAAAATCCTTCAAAATCATCTAAATTAAAAATAAAGTTTTTTGAATGTTTTTTAATCTGTCTATAAATTGTTTCTCCAATAACCATACCATTGCTGCAAACTAATCTATATAATCCAAACAATTCTGAATATTTAGTTAATCCATCGGTGGAATTAATGATATCAAATGTTGCCATTGTTTCACTGCCATCAACATCCCAACTAATTTCAGGAAATCCAAAGGTAACTTGCATTGAATTTCTTCCATTGCTTTCATTGGTTTTAAATGATTGAATATTATAATTTAAATGACTTTTTTCAAGTTTATCAACAACTCTATCAAATGCAGCATCATGTTGTTCAATATGATATTTTTTTGATAAAATTCTAATTGGTCTTTTTTCATTTACTGTGCGAATTAATTCATAACCAGGAATTTCTGTATTTTCTGAATATACTGGAACCTTTTCTGCTCTCATTTGTTCCAATTTTGTTTTTACTTCTTGAATTGTTGGATTTGTTTTTATCATCTTTAATTCTCCTTTTTCAATTATTTTTAATTTTATTTATAATATAAGAAACATTTTATTAAAAAACAAGAACTTTTTATTAAAAATTTTAATTAAACAAAAAAAAATAAAAAAAATCTATGTTTTTGGAAAATTCAAATATATTTAAATATAGAATATATGTTATATATTTAGATATCTACTATATACATTATATATATTAAAAAATTTATTAGATAATTTATTACATGGATAAAAAAAATAAAAAAAGTTCTTGGATTTTAAAAAATAAATTTTTATATTAGTAATGTTAATTGAAAAATGAAATAATGTAATATTTTAATCACTTCCTCCTTATTGATTAACTTACGTTAAAAAAAATCAAATTTTATAAAGTTTTATTTGGATAGTTTTTTATTTGATTTTCTATCCAATATTTAAAAGTTAAAAATAAAATAAAAAGGTTCTTGGATTTTAAATTAAAATTTTATATATTATAGATTATTAGTTATAAATTGTTTTTTGAAAATAGAAAAAATTAAAATTAATGACAAAGAAAGTTCCTATAAATTTTTAGCAACAAAAAAAGTACTTTCCGTTATTAAATTTTATTTTGTGATAAAAATAGTTCCTATTTCGAATACTTGCCAGTTAGGCAAACCATATACTATTTATCACAAATTTATGGAAGATGTAGCTCAATTGGTAGAGCACCCGGATAAAATTACCTTTCGTTGTTATAGATAGACAAAAAAGGTTCCTATATATTGAAAAAGGACCAGGGGGTTAGAGGTTCAATTCCTCTCATCTTCCCTAATAGGTAAAAGAAGTTCCTATAAAATTACACATATAATAAAATACTTCTCACTTATAAATTTTAAAAATGAAAGATTAACAAATGAAAACATTAAAATTATTTAATGCAGTTATTTCAAAACCATCAAATATAGTGGATCCTACTATAACTGAAAATGGTTTTATTATTATGCCTAATGCACTTTGGGCTAAAGATAGAATTACTGAATATTTAGAAAAAGAAAAATTAAATGGAAATGATTTAAATAAAACATTTCATAAATCTTGGCAAAAAATTAAAGATAGTTCAAGATTTGAATTATTAATTCATCAAATTTTACATTATCTTTCTACATATGGAAGTAATTTTGAAGATGAAGTTTATATTCCAAATGAAGTTTTAGAATTACCAGATGTAAAATTAAAATTTAAAGTTATTAGAGCATATACAAAAGATGAAATGAAAAATAAATGTTTAGATTTATTAAAATCTGGTATTGCTTTAAAAGAAGAAACTATTAATGATTTAATTGAAATTTTAGTAGATAAATTAGATTATTCATTTACTGGTAAAGAAGGCATTAAAAATAAAGAGGCAATTGTAAAAATTGCTGATAATTATAATGTTTATCCTAATAGTAATGTTGAATTTTTTAGATATATTATTTATAAAACTACCGGACAAACATTATTAATTAAAAATGATGATATGATTGAAAATATTAAAGTAAGTAATTTTAATCCAACAATTCATTTTAAACGGTTTGGATTGAAAAAACTTGCTGAAATTTTTAATAGATTTAAACCTTTATTTTTAGCATATAAAACTAAATGTCCTAAAACTATTAATAAAATTAGTAAATTAAGTAAAAAATATCATAAACCATTAATTATGAATCCTTTAAATGAACTTTCTTCTACTTTATTAACTAATAATGATATACATTGGTTAAATAATGCTACTATTTTTAGTTTATTTAAAGCATTATCTTATTGTTTTTTAATTATGCAAGGTCCAGATGCTTTTGTATATAGAATTAGAAATGGTAAATCTTTTGTTGATGAAAAAAATGTTAAAAATAAAAGTAATATATTCTCAAATTTTCAATTTATTTTCAAATATCTTTCAGATAAATATGATTTTTCAGATAAGAAATTCTATTTTCCAAAAGATATTTATTTTGCATTGCCTACATCAGAAAAGATGTTTGTTGGTAATATTCCTACCGGAACAAAGTTTTGTGGTGAAAAATTAGCAGTTGGTATTTACTGGAAAAATAGTTGGGGAGCAAGAGATCTTGATTTATCTGGAGTTAATATTGGCGGAAAAGTAGGTTGGAATTCAGTTTATAAACAAGGAAGAGGTTCTTTAATGTTTTCTGGTGATATTACAGATGCCCCAAATGGTGCTGTTGAATATCTTTATGCTAATAAAGATTTAAATAATCCAACTTTAATTCAAAATAATGTTTATTGTGGTAATATTAATAGTAAATATAAAATTATTATTGGTAAAGGGGATGATATTTCTCAAAATTATATGATGAATCCTAATAATTTATTTACAGAAATATCTACTCAAGGAGTTCAAGAACAAATGATTTTAGGATTATTTTTACCTGAAAATGAATCTGGTTCAAAACAATCATTTGTAATTTTAAATTTTGGATC